GATGATGCAGATACAACAGTAACAAAAGTTAAAAAATCATTGAACTCTCTCGCAGGGTAGGAAATATAAAATGAAAGATATAAGTCAAGTCCTTATGGACAATAGAATAAATTTAAAACACTACGGTGAAGGTAATCAAAAAGTTAAGTGTCCTTCATGTCAGCCCCCACACAATCCAAAAGATAATCCACTCTCAGTAACTATAGAGAATAATACGGTGGTTTGGAATTGTCACCATTGTGATTTCAAGGGTGGGTCAGGTGATGGGTCTAATTCTTTTAAACCTAAGACCTATCAAACACCAGTAGTTCCTGAGTCCAAGTCTACAGATAATTCTATGTACAAGTTCTTTGGTGATCGTGGCATTTCTAAATCAACGGTTGACTCTATGAAAATCTTTAACGAGAACTCATGGATTGCATTCCAATACTTTGACGAACACGGCTCACTGGTCAATGTTAAGTACAGGACGGTTGATAAACAGTTTAGACAATCGCCTAACGCTAAACGCATCTTATATAACTATGACAATGTCTATAAGAGCGATACAGTCATTTTCTGTGAAGGTGAGATGGATTGCATTAGTTTATTTGAGAGTGGCATAACGAACAGCACAACGCTTCCTGATGGCGCACCAAAAGAAGCCAAGTTTGACCCTAATGATGCTAGGTTCAAAGCCTTAGACAATTCACCCCTTGTTGCCAAGAACATAATTATATTTACCGACAATGACACAGCAGGTAGATCGTTACACAAAGAACTGCTACACAGGTTCGGTAAAGATCGTTGTTGGTATGTGAAGTGTCCTGAAGGATGCAAAGATGCCAATGAGGTTCTGATGAAACACGGTGCGACCAAACTCAAAGAACTTATAGACAATGCTATACCCTATCCTATCAACGGCTTGTACAAAGGTCATGACTACTTTGATCAACTAATTGATCTGTATGAGGGCAACTATGAGAAGCCTGTAGAGATCGGTATGGGTTCACTAGATGATATTTATAAGATCATGACTGGTACTTTCCATGTAATTACTGGCATACCCAATCATGGTAAGTCTTTAATACTTGATCAGATACTTTTAAACCTAGCTAAGAATCAAGGGTGGAAGTTTGCAATCTTTTCTCCTGAACATTCAACCAGTATGCACATCAGAAGAATGACACAGATGTATTGTCAAAAAGCATTTGATGAAGGCTTTGGTAATCGTATGAGCAGAACAGAGTTGGTAGAAGCTATGGGTTTTATTGATAAGCACTTTTACTTTATTGAATCCAAAGATGCCGTTCCTGAGATAGACCTGATCATAGACATAGCTAAGTCCAGTGTTTACAAACACGGAGTCAATGGCATTGTGATAGACCCTTACAATGAGGTCAGCGCAAAACGAGAAGGCAATCAGCGTGAGGATGAACACATCAGAGACTTTATCTCTAGCTGTAAACGCTTTGCTAGAAACTATGAGGTAACAATGTGGGTAGTTGCTCATCCGACAAAGCTACCTAAGTCTCAAGATGGTTCTTACCTGCCACCCTCTGCTTACGATATAAGCGGTGCTGCTCACTGGCACAATCAATCAGATGCCGTACTAACGATTCACAGAGACTTTGATGACAACTCCACCAGTGTGATCACACGCAAGATAAGAGAACAAGACCTATACGGAAAGATTGGTCAGGTTAAATTCTTTTACGATATGGATAAGCGCATCTTTATAGAAAGACAATACGACATAGACGAATGGAGTCTATAAATAAAAATCGTTTGGTGCTACCACGCCTTTAGTAAAACTATGAATAACTCCCATCTCTTTTTTTCTAGGTATGCGTACACCAATGATGTACTTAGCAAGACCACCCTGAGAAAATCTATGTCCTGTTTTTTCATGCACAGCATCTATAAATTTGTTTTGCGTATAGTTGTTCTCTTGCAAGAAATCTTTCAGCTTCATTGGTTGTCTCCTAAAGTTAAATTAAGGGTTGTGGTAAACCCAATATGTGATTATAATTCCATTTCGTATTTAATGAAAGCATAAATTGAGGTATTTAACAGATGAAAAATAATCCATTTGAACAGTTTGAGATTGAACATTTATCAGCCAGTTCTATAAACCTATTCATACAAAACCCACCACTGTTTATTGTTCGGTACTTAGCCAAACATAAATCACCTACCAACCCTGCCATGTTAAGAGGTACGGTCATAGATCATGCCATAGGCAATAAGACAACCGTTCAAGATGCACAAGCAGAGTTTAAATCTCTTATGAGCTACGAGCAGAGTCAAGGCGTGGTGTTTGATCAAGAGAAAGCAGACACAGAGTACAAGAACATAGAGAAGTACCTATCAATAGGATTGCCTTTCTATAAACACCTAGGCGAGCCTGTTAGCTATCAAAAGAAAGTAGAGATAGATGTGGGGCTACCAGTGTCAGTTATAGGGTACACAGATTTAGAGTATGAGGATTGCATCAGAGACATAAAAACCTCTGCAAAGAAACCACCTGCATTACTCCCACCAGTTCAAAGGCAACTAGCAATTTATGCTACTGCGTTAGAAAAAGATCATGCGTATGCTGATTATATCTATGTGACTAAGACCAAATCAGAGGTCATCACATTTGAGATAGACGATATAAGCATGAGATTAGATGAGGTGTATAGGGCTTCGTTAGCAATAATGAACCTTTTACAGAATAATGATATTAACTCTTTGGTTGATCAGTTCTATCCTGACCTATCTCACTGGATGTGGTCAGATTCAGATAAACAGGTTGCTAAAGAACTATGGAGAATAAAATGAGTGATAAATTGATTGAATCAATAAATGAAATAGCTAACCTTGCTGATAGCGACAAAACCAATATCAAAGGTAAGCTCTACACAACCGTAGACAAACGGTTACAAACTTTTAGAAAACACTTTGGTAGCAATGCTAATGTGCAGACTAAGATAATCCACAATGACTTAGAAAGAGTGGTTGTACAAGCCACTGTAAGCGTTTATGTGGATGGCACATGGCGTGAGATAGGCAATGACTATGCTGAAGAATTTAGATCGCAGGGCATGGTTAATAAAACCTCTGCTCTTGAGAACTGCTGTACCAGTGCAATAGGTCGTGCTTTGGCTTGCTGTGGTCTTGGTGGTGGCGAGTATGCAAGTGGGTTTGAGGTAGACAATGCCATAAACAATAAACAAGCTGCACCTGATCTTAAAGAATCTTTGGTACTAAAGAATGCAAAAGGTCATCCGTATGCAACCTTTCCTGACACCCATGCTTTCATAGGTGGCTTGCGTAAGGTTCTAGGTAATCCTGAAGATCAAGAGTGCATAGATGTATTTAAAGCTAACTCAAGTGAGATAGAACGCATCTACAATGATTTGCCTGAGAACGATAAAGACTTACAGGCGTTTGAAAAGCTAATAGATATTTACTCTAAGAAAGTTGTATGAGTAAGCTAACATTAGATGATTGTGTCTATTTCTGTATGCGTGACGGCAGATATTGGACATTTTGGGAACTACAAGATGCTATTAAGCAGAAAACAGGACAGTTCTACGGTGAGCCGTCTATTTCTGCTTCTATACGCAACTTGAGGAAAGACCCTGCTAGACTTAAATATAAACTTCCTGCCTTTGGTGAAGTTATAGAAAAGAAACGCAGGACAAGTGGTAAAGGCTATCAGTATAAATTAATAGGAGAAAAAAATGGAAGATAAACAATATGATAAAGAGCTTAAAGGGTTTCTTTGGCATGAGACAGGTTCTACTGTAATACGCAAAGGTACTTTGCAAATTAACGGTGAGGAGATTTATTCTGCAATCGTTAAAACCAAAGTTAAGGGTGAAGATAAGTACGAGCTTATGATCTCTGCAGGTTTGTTACATCTTAACGAAGAAAAAAAATCTGAAAGAAGTCCTGACATTGGTGGTCCGATTACTTGGAACAATATCCAGTACAAGTTTGGTGGTTGGAAACAAGTCTCAGATAAAGGCAATGAATACACCAGTGTTAGTCTTAGATTAAAAGATGATGAAGGTACTGCTGCTGTTAAAGCTGAAGTAGAAGAAGCTCCTTTTTAATTGCCTAGCAAAAGATATAAAAATGAGTCGCACCTTAAATGGATTAGGACACTGCCTTGCTTGTTATGCAAAGCAGGATTCTATTCGCACTCAAGAGAAGTGCAAGCGCATCATTTACTTAAACCCTATGATGGAGTGCGTGGCATGAGCTTAAAGGCTAACGACAAGAATGCTATACCTTTATGCTTACATCATCATGCACAGCTTCACACGAAGTTTGGTGATGAGTATAAGTTCTTTGCTAACTATGGTTTGCCTGAGAACTTTGGTCAGGTTTGGGCTAAAAGATTATGGGAAGAAAAACTTTGGAAAGATGATAGCCAAGAGGACAACGATTTACCCTTCTAAAATAAATGTATAAAGTTGTTGCATATATTCCGTAATGGGTTTAAAATTCTCTTATATTAAATGAAAAGCTCTTAGAGCAGGACACTAAAATGATGACAATATACCACGCTACAGAATGCGGAAATAACGAAAATCCTTACACTGCTGTTGCAGTAGTTGACACAGATAACATACATGATGCTTTTAGGGCTACACAAAACATTGATGAAAGTTGGTGTGATTGGGATGACAAAAGAAGTACATCAAGTGGAGATGTAATTTGTGATGGCAAAGATCACTGGTTCTTAGTTCCTTTAGGAAATGGTAGAGGTAGCAAATGTTACAAAACTCATGGTAGCACAGTCAAAATTAATAACTTTGACATCAATGGGTTTATTTACAACGAGGATATAAAATGAACACAGTCTATGATGTTTACCAATTCTTCTTCCATATCGGCAGGTATGGAGAACACAAAAGAATCGCAACTTTTAACAACGAATTAGATGCTCAAAGACGAGTAGATCAAATATGGTCTACTGGTCAGACAGCTTCTTACAAACCTAGAGAGGTATAAGATGATAACTAAAGATCAACTAAGGGAACTAGACTCTTACATTCATGAGATTGATATGTGGGAACTGGTGAAGTCGTATAACAATGTCTTAACTGACATAAGTAAATCAAGGATTGCCAATAAGCACTTAGGTCAAACGCCTGAGTCAGTGCTTGTTGAATATTTAAACATTAAAAATACTGAGATGCGTGATGACTATCACAAGTCAAGGTTAGGCATATAAAAATGAGCGGTAATGATGAGTTTAAAGATATGACACCTTTAGAACGCAGGGTGGCTAAGTTATCAATTAAGTATCACGCTGATCTTATGAGTATGCCTATGCACGAAGTCAGAGAACTTATAAGCGCAGAAGATTATGTTGAGTTGCATGACTTTATGAAGAACGGTTGTAGAGATAGGTTGTTGCACTAATGGAAACATTCATAAATGTGATAGTAGGATTATTAGCACTTTACGGTGCTTGTGGTATATTTTTAGCAATGGTTTTATGGATTAAGGGTAAATTATAGGAG